CTGAAATCAACATGTCAGCCTGGAAGCAGGCCGACGAAGCAATCACTCGCCCTCTGGCTGGTGCAATCACGGTCAAACCGGGCCGTCCGTCTTTCAAAATCACTGTTAAGGAGTAAATCATGGCCTTTCTTCCCGAATCTTTTGACGCCAACGAACTGCCCAAGGGCAACACCGGTGCTTTCGAGCCCCTGCCCGCTGGCTGGTACACCGCCACCATCAGCCAAGCAGAGCTGAAGGACACCAAGGCTGGCACCGGTCAGTACATCAAGCTGCGCTACGACATCACCGGCCCGACGCATCAGGGGCGCGTGGTGTTTGGCAACCTGAACATCAAGAACCCCAACCCCAAGGCCGAGGAAATTGGCCGAGCTGACCTGGGCGAGATCATGCGGGCGATTGGTCTGGGCAAGGTGACCGACACCGATCAACTCATTGGTGGCCAGCTTGGCATCAAGTTGTCGATCAAGGAAGACGCCCAGTACGGCGCTGGCAACGAGGTCAAGGGCTACAAGTCCATGTCCGGTAGCCCCGCTCCGGTGGCAACGGTGGCCGCTGCGCCTGCCCCTGCCGCAACTGCGTCTAAGAGCGCTGCACCGCCTTGGGCTAAGAAGTAAAAAAATAGCCCTCGGTTTTTACGCCGGGGGCAATCAAACAACTAAACAAGGAGTGGGCAATGCAAATACCCGATTCGGATCATAGCATCCAGGCGCTGATTGACAAGCACCACGAGAACAAGGGCGAAGCACCAAGGGCGCACCTGGGGGCTAGTCTGCTGGGCCATCCTTGTGATCGGTGGCTATGGTTGTCGTTTCGCTGGGCTGTACAGCCCAAGTTTCCTGGCCGAATCCTGCGCCTGTTCCGTCGGGGGCAGAACGAGGAAGCCACCATCATCAGCGACCTGCGGGCCATCGGGATTGATGTGCGCCGGGTATCGGCACAGCACCGGGTGGATTTTGGAAGCCATGTGTCTGGATCGCTCGATGCCATCATCGACAAGGGAGTACCAGAAGCACTCAAGGCCAAGCACGTTGGCGAGTTCAAAACGCATAGCAAGAAGAGTTTTGATGCGCTGGTCAAGGACGGCGTGGAGAAGTCCAAGCCTGAGCACTACGTCCAGATGCAGGTCTACATGCACGGAACGCAGATTGATCGGGCGCTTTATGTGGCGATCTGCAAGGATGATGATCGTATGCACACCGAGCGGGTGAAGTACGACAAGGAGATCGCTGAGAAGGCGATTCGCCGTGGCCACTACATCGCACTGTCAGACCGGATGCCGCCACCGATTAGCACCGATGCGAGTTGGTATCAGTGCAAATTTTGTGACGCACACAAATTTTGTCACGAAGACAAAAAAACCCAATATGCCAACTGCCGCACCTGCGCTCATGCAACGCCGTTGTCTGACAGCACTTGGCACTGTGCCCGCTGGGATGATGTGATCCCACCGACAGCGCAGCAGATCGGTTGCGAGAGCCATGTGCTGCATCCTGATCTGGTGCCGTGGCAGCGCAAGGATGGGCCTGACCAGTGGACGGCGATCTACATGATCGACGGCAAAGAGGTGGCCAACGGAGCGCCAGCCAATGGCGTGTTTGGTAGCAAGGAGATCCTTGCCAATCCGAGCGAGTGCGCTGATCCTGGTGACATGTTGGCCAAGCTGCGCGAGGAGTTCAATGGAAGGATTGTGGGGTAATGAATGAGCTGGCTCTTTTCGCAGGCGCTGGTGGCGGAATACTTGGGGGACATTTGCTCGGATGGCGAACCGTCTGCGCCGTCGAATGGGAGCCGTACCCAGCAAGCGTACTGTGCGCCCGACAAAATGACGGGCTTCTCCCGCCTTTCCCGATTTGGGATGACGTTCAAACCTTTGACGGCAGACCGTGGCGCGGAATTGTTGACGTTGTATCTGGCGGCTTTCCCTGTCAGGACATCAGCGCCGCAGGGAAAGGCGACGGACTTGACGGAGAACGATCAGGCATGTGGAAACATATGGCGCGCGTGGTTGGCGAAGTACGACCCCGATTCGTGTTCGTGGAAAACTCCCCAATGCTCACTACTCGGGGAGGAACAAGAGTCATTGGAGATCTTACCGCGCTGGGGTATGACTGTCGATGGACTGTTATGGGAGCTGCCGACGTTGGCGCCAATCACCAGCGAAACCGCATGTGGATTGTGGGCAAGTCCCAATGCGCGGGATTGGAAAGACAGTGGAGTCAGCCAGGGCAACAGGAAATCGCCCAATTTAGGAACGCAAGTTCATTGGCCCACTCCGTGTGCGGGAGATTATCGATCACCCAACATGAATCCATCAAAAAACGGTCAAAAAATAGAACCAGCGAGTGGACACGCCTTGCCAGCAAAAGCTGGTGGCAAATTGAACCCAACGTGGGTAGAGTGGTTGATGGGTTGGCCGCTCGGGTGGACAGACTTAAAGCAATTGGAAACGGACAAGTCCCATTGTGTGCAGCCACCGCCTGGAGAGTCCTAAGTGCTCCGTGACTACCAACAGCGCACCATAGACCAGCTCTATGCTTGGTTCTCTGCGGGCAACGCTGGCAATCCGTGTTTGGTGCTTCCCACCGGGTCAGGCAAGAGCCACATCGTGGCCGCTCTATGCAAGGACGCATTGCAGAACTGGCCCGAGACTCGAGTGCTGATGCTCACCCATGTCAAGGAACTGATCGAGCAGAACGCCGAGAAGATGCGTCTGCATTGGCCTGCTGCACCGATGGGCATATACAGCGCTGGCATTGGAAAGCGAGACATTGGCGAGCCGATCACGTTCGCTGGCATCCAGTCCGTGCGAACCAAGGCCGAGATGCTGGGTCACCTTGATCTGGTGATCATTGACGAGTGCCACCTTGTCAATCACAAGGAGGAGGGTGGCTACCGCAAGCTCTTGGCCGACCTTAAGGCAATTAACCCGGCGCTGCGCGTTGTGGGGCTTACCGCCACACCGTATCGCCTGGGGCATGGCCTGATCACCGACAAGCCCGCGCTCTTTGATGCGCTGCTCGAGCCGGTGAGCATCGAAGAGCTGGTGTTCAAGGGCTATTTGTCTACGCTGCGCTCCAAGGTCACCAGCGCCAAGCTCGATACGTCTGGGGTCAAGAAGCGCGGGGGTGAGTTCATTGAGAGCGAACTGCAAGCCGCCGTGGACACGGACGACAACAACCAGCGCGTGGTGCAGGAGGTGATTGCGTTAGCTGGCGATCGCAAGGCTTGGCTGGTGTTCTGTACTGGTGTGCAGCACGCCGAGCACGTTGCTGAAGTGTTGCGCCAGCATGGAGTGGCCGCACAGTGCGTCACCGGAGAGACACCAAAGGCCGAGCGCAAGCGCATGCTCAATGACTTTAAGGCTGGCAATCTGCGTGCGCTAACGAACGCTAACGTGCTCACTACTGGCTTTGATTACCCAGATATTGACCTGATCGCCATGCTGCGCCCGACCATGAGCGCGAGCCTATACGTCCAGATGGCGGGCCGGGGGATGCGCGTCAAGAGCCACACCGATCACTGCCTGGTGCTTGACTTCGCTGGCGTGGTGGAGATGCACGGGCCTATTGTCGCTGTACAGCCCCCGAAGAAGGGCGGCGATGGGGATGGTGAAGCCCCTGTCAAGGTCTGCGACAACTGCGACGAGCTGGTGCATATCTCGGCCAAGGAGTGCCCTGCCTGCGGCCATCCATTCCCCGAGCCAGAGGAGAAGAAGCTCAAGCTGCGCAACGACGACATCATGGGGATGGAGGGTAAGGACTTTGAGGTGACGGGCTGGAGCTGGCGCAGGCACATCAGCAAGGCCAGCGGCAACCTGATGCTCGCTTGCACCTACTACGGGAGCTTGTCCGACAAGCCGATCACGGAGTATTTCCCTGTGCTAAACGATGGCTACGCTGGCCAGATGGCGCTGCAAAAGCTGATGGCCATCGCTGAGAAAAGCGGGGCTGATCTGTCCGAGATCAGCCGCCTGAAGGGCGCGGAGGCGCTCGATTACATCGTCATCCAGATGGGCAAGTCGAAACATCCGAACGCAATCGAGTACCGGATGGACGGTAAATTTTTCAAAGTCGTAAGGAGGACATGGGATGAGACACGCGGAGCCTGAGGTTGTGACGATGTACAAGGACTGGATCAAGGCTGGCCCGCCCAGGTGCTGCCACACCTGCGAGCACTATGGGACGGATGGCCTGTGCATTGAGTTCTGGATGCAGCCCCCGCCGGAGTTCGCCGCCTCCGTGGGAGAGTGTGACAAGTGGCAGCAGGAGGTTTCATTTTGACTGATGCCGTACCGAGCGAACATTTTGAGCAGCGCGAGCTGGTGAAGTGGTTCCGCCAGACCTTCAAAGGCGTGAGGATCTTCGCAATCCCCAACGGAGGCGTTAGGAGCCTCTCTACGGCCGCGAAATTGAAGGCCGAAGGGGTGAGTAGCGGAGTGCCCGATCTGTGCGTTCCAGCCTGGCGGCTGTGGATTGAGATGAAGCGGGTCAAGGGCGGCTCACTGAGCGCCGAGCAGAAGGATTGGATCGCGTACCTAGAAGGTGTGAAATACTGGTGTATAGTGGGCAAAGGTGCTGAGGACGCCAAGACAAAGATCCTCGCTTTCAAGGAACAACATGACAAAAGATCGCTACATGACAGTCCGAATCCCGGCGGAGGTGGAAGCCCAGATTCGACAGCAGGCATCGGCCAGCACTAGGACGCTGGCAGCTCAGATCCTGCACTACATCAAGCAAGGACTGTTGCAAGAAAAAGACAAGAAGTGATATTAGGGTTTGTCCCTACTTGCGATTGTGTGAAATTGTGGGAATATCCATTCATCGACAACGCAACAGGAGCAAACGACATGACTCACACCGACCACTTCATCAAAGGCTTTAAGGCAGGACTGCAACGCCGTTTGTTAGGCCGCGCAGTTCAGGGTTCGCGCACCGCTAACGACGAATTTCGCATGGGCCGGTCGGCCGGCTTTCGGCTCTATCGCGACTTGGTCGAAAACGCAATTGCAAACGACCGCTTGGACGACCTGGACAAATTTGTTGCCGATGTTATTTCTTGTATCGACGCCGGCGACACCCGCGCACTAGATGCATAACCAAAACCCCGGCCCTTCGGGGCCTTCACTTGGAGACCAAAATGCAAACCACCAAACGCCACCCCCGAACCCTAGAAGAAGCCTTCGGCCCCTACGCCCGAGGCGGCATCTACGAGCAACCTCTTGAGTTCGGTCTAGCCGATAAAGTCATCACCGGACTGTGCGGCATCATCTTGTTCAGTCTGCTGATCGCAATTCTTGCGGGGTGGCTGTAATGCACGACAAACTAAACACCGAGATTGACAAAATCGTCGCGGAGATGGCGCCTCCGCAGAACTCCATCGGGATGCTATCCACCGATGACGTTGTGCGTCTAGTTC